CCTTCACCTTGCAAATCCGATCTATCTTTGATTGTCTCAGAGATAACCTTGATTTTAGGATAGGTCCCGGTGTAAATTGTTGGAACCGGCTTTACCGCCTGAACTTCAAAAATGGGAGGCAATCCTTCACCCAGAAGGTTATCCGGAACAACGGCCATTATTATCATTTTCCCTTCGGGAGCCTTCTGGCATATCATGTTGAAATATTCGTTCTTCATACTTTATATTCTTAGCTGTTAGTTATTCTTTGAAATCCAGTTATCAGTATCACAGTGAAAGCAATATCCGGTTTTAGGATGCTCCGCACCGTCTTTTGCTCCACAGGTTCCACAATAATACTCCTTGTCATATTCCGGGGAAAGACCTTTATTCCGTTCTTTGATAACGGCTTTTCTTTCTTCAAGCATCATCATTTTATCGGGATTACGACTCAAATAAAACTTTCTGACTTTCCGTATTTGTTTCTCAAACAGATCGTCAGATTCGGCAATTTGTTTTGATGTATATTTGCTCATGATTCGTTGTTTTTTAATTATGAGCCTTCCCGTGAAGGCTCGGTTAATACTATTCCTCAAGATCGGGTATAGGCATCCAATGGGTAACCTCCCCGAATACCTTATAAGCGTCCTCTCCGTAAACGATAAAGCCGCTATCCTTGCCATGTAGATAAGCGGTGGCTTTGCCCCCGTACTCACCTCTAACCAATACTATGTCTTGATTTTCCGGTAACCGCTCCTTCACGCTTATCCACGGAGATTGCTTTGCCTGCCATTCGACACCGGCTTCAAATAGATTGACACCGTATTTTCCAATGACAGTGCTAGATATTACATAGTGTCTAGCATCTCCATGGATCTTATAATCGGCATGAAGTTCCAGTATTATTCTTACCCTTTCTATCCTAGCCGCTTCCTCTATCGTCTGTCCCATATCAATATCTCTTTCCATGTTTATTCTCCCTTAGTTCGTTGTATCTCATTTTCTGCTCGATGTGCCATAAGAGATCTATATACAGCAAGTCTGCATTAAGAAATATAATTACGATAGAAGCCTTGATAACTTCGGCTATATCTCTATCCTCGGTTAGGATAGATGTTAAAAAGAACATCCTTTCGGTAAAGGACATTTCCTTTAAAACATAATCCCAGTCTTTATATTCCGGTTCATTCGTTAAATCGTAGATATCATCAAGGCTGATATCTATAGATCCGGCAAGGTCTAGCAAGCGGATAACCGCATCGGCCATTTCATCGGGTACTGTATCCTTGACATATTTCTCAAATGCGCATTCAAAACGCTTGTTTTCATCAACTAAAGCGTAATAACGGTTAAACTCACGCTCAAAAGTCGATATGCCTTTGAAATATTTTCCTTTCCTATCCGCTTCCACGGCTTCCGAAAGCTCTGTTATCACTAGCATCAGAAGATGCCCATTGCTCAACTCCGTGTCATGAAACCCGTGACCGTGCGTACAACGCACGGTCACGGAGTGCGTTGAAATCAATCTTGCTCATATTTATTTCTCCTTTTTATAACTTTTACAAATGTTACTTCTTGATCCGGATTTTCTTCCTCAAACCTAAATTTCTCGTTATAGAAGTCTACGAGTTCATCGAGGTCTGTAAATTCCTTTCCCACGTTATCGATGTAGTATGTCGTTTTTGGCTTGCCGTATGATAGCTCGTCTTTTCTTGGGGTGATAGTAACAGCGGAAATCTTGTTAACGTCATCCCTGTACTTAACGATTCCACTACCTTCCATAGACATACAGGACAATATCCTTAATTGTAAATCATCACGTGTGATCATCATTTCCTCCTTTCAGTAGTTCGGGATTGTCATACACTGAGCCTATAACACTTCCTTGGCACACCTCAAAGTCTAGCAGTCCACATGGATTAACCCCATCTAGGGATATGCACCATCCTGTATGTTCATATATATCAATTATTTTTAGAAACTCTCTTTTCTCTTCATGTTTCCATGTTGAGAATATAACGGCATAAATACGTCCGCTTGGAGCTTTTATTAAATCCCCCTCGTAAATCTCCTTTCCGTTCTTGTCTTTTAAGCCTGTGAACTGGCCTACGGTGTCAGGATCCACGTCATGGTTTAGCTCGTTCCCTAACTTGTCAAACCCTATTATCGAGGTGCATCCGCTCGGATAGGTTATCAATGACCCATAACGCCACGGATTATCGTTCTCAATGTCTTTCCCCCTGAATTTAATCTCACGCATTTTGTGCTCCTTTCTCTAAAATATCCTTACAAGCCCCGCTATCGCACCTTACCGGCTTTTGGAGAAATGAACACCAAGCTTCCCCGTTTGCGTCTTCATCCTCGATAAGTCGGCAATCGCCGCATTTATCTGTTAGGAATTTCTTATTCAAGTGACCTCTCTTGACGAGCCACTCGATAGCGTCAACCACATTGTCCATCAGGTTCTCTTTGTCGAAGGATTTTGCGCAATTGTAAGTATTGTCACCTTCCCCGTCCTTGATCCAGTCCGATGCGTACATTAACTCAACGAAATTTCCGGATAGGTAATAAATCATTCCGTCTATATCGTCTTGGTACGATTTAGGCATCATCCAAATCAACCGGGACAAGGACCACGCCGGATAACGACCAACCATATCTAATAGCCCCGGCTTATTCATCCAAGGTTCAATTATCTGATCTTGGACATTATCGCTTGACCAATCTTCGGTTTCCGTTATGCGTTGCAGATAGAAGTCTGCCGTCCCCGGTCTCACCCCGGCCTCTAATAGCCGGGATGATTGTTCTTTATTCGTGCAAATTTGATTCATATTATAATTCGTTGTTAAAATATTCCTTATTATCCATATTTACCCCTCCTGTATTATGACATCCCCATCCTTATCCGTGAACACTTCCACTAAATCGTAGTAATATTGATCGTCGGACGTGCGTATCATTACCTCCGCTTCCGGGTCTTGCTCTTGGAGAAGAGCTATTAGTTCTTTATTTCTCATGACTTATTTATCGAATTTGATTTGGTACAGGTGGAAACAATTCTCATGTAGGTTGACAAATTCATTACGTGGAGGGAATATCTGCGCTACCTGCATGCTGTCCGGCATGAACTTGTATCGTATCTCTTTCAGTTCGTAATATCCGAGCGTGTGATTGGCGGATACGGACAGATGCCATTCACCCATTTCCTTATTTATGAGGATGTCCTTTCCTTTGTAGGTGAACATACCCGTCTCGTAAACTCCGTGCTCATCCTCGATATGCTCATATATGAAATCGATCGGAAGCATCGTAAATGCCATTGGTAATGGCCGTTTATATTTCTTCAATTCCTCATTTGTCATTTTCTCTGTTTTTTTATTTATCTCATCATAGATGAATGCAGCTTTCAACTATGATGAAAGGTTGATGTTTCTATCGCCTTGAATATCTCAAATGCTACTTGTGGGACGATGGCGTTTCCGTAGGCATGAAATACCTCCTCTTTCAATCGAGATTTGCCATACAACTCAGATGATTTTCTGGAAAACCCATAATCCAAGCTACAAACCGGTGGTTGACCAGCCCACGTAACCCCAACCGATATAGGTGTTCCGGAAAGCATCCTGCGCTCCTTGATAATCTCTTGGCATACATTGGAGAAGAAAGGTTCTCCCTCATGTAATCGGATGCCGTCGGTGTGAGCAACCATGTAACACCTCGCTCTTCTATGGGGCGCACCCGCATCTGAAGCGTACATAATCTTCCATTCCGCATCATACCCCAGTCGGGCCAGCTCATCGAGGATCTTTGCAAAATCTCTTCCGTCGTTAACTCTTGTGATGTTAGCAACATTCTCTGCGACAACCCATCGTGGCCGGATCTCGTCGATCGCACGCGCCATATGCCGCCAAAGTCCCGTTCGCTCACCCCCAAGCCCGAGCTGTCCTTCCCCGAATTGTTTTGCCTTACTTGCGTCTTGGCATGGGAATCCTCCTGTAAGAATGTCCACTCGTCCTCTCCAAATAGAGAAATCTGTCGTCGTGATGTCATTATAGCTTACTCCCTTGAATCTTTTAGTTATAAACTCCCTACAAAAGTCATTTATCTCGCAATGGAACAGGTTCTCCCATCCCATCCATTCGGCGGCAAGGTCAAATCCGCCCACGCCAGAAAATAATGATCCATGTGTCATATCTCCTTGGTTTTAGCGAATACCACGCTTTCATGATCCGGCCTCAGATGGGCCATGCAAGCCTTGCTGTACTCGCAAAATCTCGCTCCCTCGTCCCGGAAGACGCATCCCCTGCACGGGATCTTGTTCTGGCCGTTATAGTACGGCCTGTACTTTTCCACGATAATTTTCATGTCTCCTACCAACACGATCAAACCGGTAGGGGTGTTTCTCAATCTCTCTGTTATTTCCATGTTATCTTCTCCTGCTTTCTCCGTTTAGGACTATCACGTTAAAACTTTTGAACCTGTCTACCAGCCTAGCTCCGAAGCGATTCTTGAAATCCGTGACGGATAGGTTGGAAGTGATATGATACTTCTTCTGATGGGACTGGTATATCTCGTACCTCGCGTATAGGAACTCGTTTATTACGCTGTCAAGGCTGGTGCCGTAGCTTTTCTGGTTCTCCGTCTCAAGACCGATATCGTTAAGGCAGATATCGAACGGGTTCCCTTCCATGCTCCCTTTCCCGGCCTCCTCGTTGTACGTGAACCTGTCTATGTGACCATGGATCTTGTAATAGTTCATCATCTGGGTCACGGATAGGTTCACGAAGCGTTTGGGGTTATCCGTCAATTTCAGGTAATCGGCGAATATCTGCATCATGAGCGTTTTGCCCGTTCCCGGATCTCCCACGATAAGGAGGTTCTTGTGCAGCTTATAGTTCTCCTCCGGGAATACGGACTCGGCCAACGGGCAATCGTTGAAATAATACAACAGGAATCTCAAAACCTTGTCATTCCCCCTGTCTGTCTCGAATTGCCGCCTCTCGATCCCTAGGTAATTACAACCGAGCGCCTTTATCATCCGGGCGTGGCTGATGTACTCCGTATCGTCCGAGAGATCGTACCTAGAAACGTTCTGTATAGTCCTTGCGTGCTTCTTCACTAGGTTGAACACCTGTTTTTGCTGGAGCCCCTCTTTTTCCGTAGGCCCCCGCATGGCTTGTATAGCCTCCGAAAGTTTCTTTTCTTGTTCCTCCATTATGTCTTTGATTATAAGCCCTTAGTCCTGTTCCTTGCCACCAATAGGTGAATCGTCTCTTCACGTCATCTATCGTTTTTAGCGTATCGCCTTCCCCGGTGGATACCATCCAAGCGAGGAAGTTATCCAGCTCGCCGGGAATGAGGTCATTGAAAGCGACGCTCAATCCCGATATCTGGCAAGCGTATCTGCGCCATTCCTCGTCCCCCAATAACTCATTCTTGAAATTCTCGAAAAGCGTCTCACGCGTATTAAGACTCTCTCTATTTTTATTTCCTTTTCTTTCCTTTATAGGGTTTGTGTTTACATTAATGTCATTATTGCTTACATTAACCTTATTATTGTCCACATTAACTAGTAGGTAAGGATAATTAGATGAATCTTTTCTTCTTTTTATAGCCTTGAAATATCGCTCCTGAATACCTTTGCTAGTTAGAACACTTACCGTGCTAAACAGAGTCTGTTCAAAGAATCCCCACCTAACCAAGCGTGTTACTATCTGCTCCAGTAATTCTAAGCTAATGCCGGGTAAACCTCTAAGCAGTGACATCTTTAACGCATCATTCCACAATATGAAATACCCATTTCGGTATATCGCACAAAGCAGCTTTATAGCGGTGATCTCACCCTTAATGCCAAATTCACCCGATATTGAGCCTATTTTTTCATCAGAAAAGAAATCAACATCGAAAGGGAAATAGTCTAGCCCTTCTTTATTTGGTCGTGCCATGTTTATTTCTCCATAATTTAAATTCTTCCATTGTCATATTGCTTTTCTGTAAATTACATTTCTCACATAATACTTGAAGATTGTCCAAAACTGTAAAGCCTCCTCTTGATACAGGAATAATATGATCTATGCAGAGTTTTTCAGAACATCCACAAACAGCACAATATCTACCGTCTCTTTCAAATACTTTTCTTTTTATACTGTCATTTAGTTTCATGGCCTCTTCACGAATTGCCTCTCTCATTCTTGAGCTTATTCCATGATTCTCTGCAAAAAGATATATTGCTCTGCCACCGATTGGAATGCGCTTTACTATTGTTCCATCAAGTGCATAAATGATAGCATGCTTAATTTTGAATTTTCGAAGTTTATCGCAAGAAGGCGTCATTTCATTAATTATATCCCCATCTTCAGAATAAAAGGATACTATCCGTTTCCCTTTAATAGTCTTATTTAACATAGATAGCTCCTTGGGGGTAAGCTTGCTTAGTCCTCTTTTCATACAGTTATCTAAATGATTATTATAAAATAGAGAGGATTTATTATCCTCTCCCATATGTTATTTCTCTACCTCCGATACATTCGATCGTGTCGGTTGCCTCAAATCGTGCCGATTGTATTAGATCAAGCCACGCTTCGCACTCCGAGAATGTCCGGGCTGCTTCCCACATTTCATTAGAAAAAAACTTACGAGAGAGCATTATGAAACCCTTATCCATATACTAAAAATCAAAATCTGGGGATTCTCCTCCCTGCAAGGACTTTAGTTTCTGGTCTACAAGGTGGTTTACATCCCATATGTTTACAGGTTGTATTTGCAGGTTCTCCGCCATTTGCCTTGCCACTTCCTCGGAGACAGGATTTATAGCGTATATGGCCCCCGATGAGAGAAAGCGGGTGAAACCGGGCTGGTTACTCGTATCCGGAACGTCTACCCGAAGCATATTGGTACCGGCCACGTTCTGTTCCGTACATCTTCCCGCTATCCTTGAATGGCCGAATAACTCGACCACGCACCATAAATCAAATTTCTCTTGTTCCATATTATTTTCTCTTTTTAAAAGTGTTACAAAATCTCGTGGAGTTAGCTACCCGTCCAGCGTC